CCGTGGCGCTAAGTTCGAGGTTCGTCCTGGTAAGGCAATCCTGACCAACGGAGCACCGTCAGAGATCCTGATGCCGTTCAACTTCGGGCGCACTGACGGAACCAACGCTGCTGCGGCTCAGAACTTTGAGCGTATGCTGCTGCAGGCCACTGGTACTGTGGACGCATCTGGTATGCCTTCTAACGTGCCTCGGGATGCTGGCGCTAGCGGCATGAGCATGGTGTTGGCTGGAATTATCAAGAAGTACAAGCGTACTTTGAGCAACTTCCAGGAAGACTTCCTTATTCCGTTCATCAAGAAAGCTGCCTTCCGTTATATGCAGTTTGATCCTGAGCGTTATCCTTCTGTGGACATGAACTTCATTCCCACTGGTAATCTAGGAATTATGGCTCGTGAATATGAGCAACAACAGCTCATCGGACTGCTTCAAACCCTTGGGCCTGACACTCCGGTGCTACCGATTATCCTGAAAGGTATCCTGGCTAACAGTTCTCTGTCCAACAGGGCTGAACTTGTGCAGGCTTTGGACCAGATGAGCCAGCCAAATCCTGAGGCTCAGCAGGCTGCTATGCAGGCTCAGCAGATGGATATGGCATTGAAACAGGCTCAGACACAGGAATTGAGTGCTAAGGCCGCTAAAGAGCAGGCAGAGGCTCAAAAGACCGTGATTGAGGCCCAACTCCTGCCTGAAAAGCACCGAGTTGACATCATTCAGGCTGCGGCAACGAACCTGGACAATGGCGGAGACTTTGAAAAGCGCCTAAAACTGGCTGACGTGATGCTAAAAGAGAAGCAAGTTAACCTAAAAGCCGCTGATATTGCCTCAAATGAGCGTATTGCGACCCTACAAATGATGAATAGAGCAAAAAAGGCTTGACAAAGTAGTCCTTTTATGTTAAATTAACGTTATTATTAACTACTAAGTTCTCCTAATGGACAAAGAACTACAAGTTTACTACGAAGAGATGTTTTCGATGATGGCTACCAAAGGGTGGTCATTGTTGATGGAAGATTTCCAAGCATTGAAGGCTAGTTTAAACGATTTATCTACTGTCGCGGACACACAAGATCTTTATTTCCGTAAAGGACAGTTAGATATTCTTAATCTGGTTCTCCAGCGTAAGGAAATATGTGAGAAAGCCTTTGAGGAGCTCCAACATGAAGAGAATGTTTGAGTTCTGCTGTGAGGATTATCACGTAACCGAGGCTTATGTGGACGATAGTATCCGAGTAAGGGCTTGCCCAATCTGCTCACAAGATGCTAAACGCATAATCTCAACACCCATGTTTAAGTTGGAAGGGATTACAGGTCAATTCCCAACAGCTTATGACGCATGGGAGCGTAAGAGGGCTGAGAAATTGGCTGTTGAGCGCAAACAAAACGGAACGGAAAACATATAGTCGTTCCATTCTATAAATTATCCTAGAACCGTTTATCGGCAGGAGAGGTAAGTATGGCATTGATTGACGAAGAAATTGAGAAGCCGAGTGAGATCGAGGCTGAAGAGCAAAAGCAGATTCAAGAGGAGGTAACTCCTGAACCTGAAGTTCCCAAGATTCCTGAGAAATACTCAGGCAAGAGTCTGGAGGATATTGTGAAAATGCACCAAGAGGCTGAAAAGCTAATTGGAAGGCAGGCACAAGAAGTAGGAGAGATGCGTAAGCTCGCAGACCAGCTAATTCAGCAGAACCTCAATAAAGAGCAACCAGTTGCTAAACAAGAAACAGAGATTGACTTCTTTGAAGATCCGAAAACAGCGGTTCAAAAAGCAGTTGAGACTCATCCAGACATTATCGCTGCTCGTGAAGCTGCACAACAGTTCAAGAAGATGCAGACTCAGCAGTTGCTTCAACAGAAGCATCCTGATTTTGCAGAAGTGGTAGGGGATGGTGAGTTCCAGGAGTGGGTTAAAGCCTCTCCGATTCGTTTGAATATGTTTGCTATGGCAGACAGTCAATACGATTTTCAAGCTGCCGATGAATTGTTGAGTACTTTTAAGCAGATTCGTGGTGTTAAAGCCAAGCAGACCGCTGATGCAGGCAAACAGGTTCTTAAACAGAATCTAAAGGCTGCATCCGTTGACACTGGAGGTACTGGAGAGTCTTCAGCCAAAGTCTATCGCCGTGCTGACCTAATCCGGCTAAAGATGACTGATCCTGATCGTTATGAACAGCTTCAGCCAGAAATCATGAAAGCATACGCCGAAGGGCGTGTTCGATAATCAATTTTTAGGAGTTTTATAAAATGGCAAGTACTTTTTCCGGCGCAAATGCCGTAACCACCACCAGCGCAGCGAATTTTATTCCTGAAGTATGGAGTGATGAGATTGTTGCTGCGTACAAGAAGAACCTGGTTATGGCTAACCTGGTTAAGAAGATGAACTTCAAGGGCAAGAAAGGTGACACGATTCACATTCCTAGCCCCGCTCGTGGTTCTGCTTCTGCCAAGGCTGCTGCTAACACGGTTACCTTGATCGCTGAGAGCGACACCGACATCTCTGTGTCTATCAACAACCACTACGAATACTCTCGTTTGATCGAGGACATCGTGGAAGCTCAAGCTCTGTCGAGCCTGCGTGGTTTCTACACGGAAGATGCTGGCTACGCCCTGGCTAAGCAAGTTGACACCAGCCTGATCCAGTTGGGTCGTGGCGCTAACGGTTCCAACGCTGCTAACCAGCAGTACTCTGGCGGTTTGATCGGTTCTACCGGCGCTGCTTACACCTACAGCTCGTCTAATGCTGCTGCTATCGCTGATGCTGGTATCCGTAAGGCTATCCAAGTGTTGGATGATAACGATGTTCCTATGGACGGTCGTTCTTTGGTTGTTCCCCCGGTTGCTCGTAACAGCATGTTGGGTATCGCTCGTTTCACCGAGCAAGCCTTCAAAGGCACGGGTTCTACCCTGATGAACGGTGAGTTCGGCGACATCTACGGTGTGAAAGTGTTCGTTTCTACGAACTGCGACACCACCGCTGCTACGACTCCCGACAAAGTGGCTCTGCTGTTCCAGCGTGACTTCGCTGTTCTGGTTGAGCAACTGGGTATCCGTTCGCAGACGCAGTACAAGCAGGAATTCCTGGGTACGTTGTTCACCGCTGATACGCTGTATGGCGTGTCTGAGCTGCGCGACAAGAACTGTGTTCCGCTGATCGTTCTGGCTTAATTATAACAAAGACTTAAGCTTGCACCCCTAAGGCTCCATCTCAAAAGGATGGAGTCCTTTTTAAAGAGCCCTACGGGGCTTTTCAGAAAGGAAACAGAATGGCTACATTTAAAATGATTCACAATGATGATCCCAATCGCTACGCTATTGTAGTGCAGGATGGGGACATCAAGAGTTTCCGTGACAACCCGGAGTGGGAAGAAGTATTTGAAGTAGTGGAAGAGCCAAAGAAGAAAACCAAAGCTAAAGAAGAGTAAAATGGCTCAATTCACTTCAATGCCTGATATTAAGTTAACAGGGACTATTAACTTTGGCCCTAAGTTATCTGATATTGCTGGTTTAAAAACAAAAATAAATGGACAGGATTATTATTATCTTCCACAAGACTATATCCAAAAGGGTGTAACTGCTTCCGGTGATTTTGGTAGATCACCTGGAACTTATTTTAATCCTGGGTTTTTAAGCAGCACATTTCAACAAGAGTTAAAAGACAAAGGCACTTATGTTGATTTGTCTAATGTGCCAAACGTTGCTGGAGACAATACTTTTGGAGAGTATTTAACAGCAGTTGGACGTTCTACCAAAGGTTATTTAGTTCCTGCAACACAAGTAACAACTAACGCTGTTGAAAACTGGCAAAAAGCTAATTTAGGCCCAAACGGTGAAAGTGGCATTGTTGGTGTTGGTAACACTCCAGATGGTATTGCCTATTTAAGAACCGACACGCAAGGCAAGGACTTAAATTACACCCTTCCAAATGGTCAGTCCCATCAGTGGAGCAAACCAAGCCAAACAACGTTCCAAAAGTTTATTTCTGATCTTGGCCCATTACCAACAATAGCTACCGCTATCTTTGCCCCTCAGTTCCTTCCTTTAGTTACAGGCGCTCAAACAGCTATTCAAGGCGGAGATCTTGGCGATGTTTTGAAAGCAGCCGGTACTTCTTATATTCTTCAACAAGGAACTAGCGCATTAGCCCCTGAAGTGGACCTTAATGCAGCAACTTCTGGGTTTCAGGATGTATATGGTGGAGCACTACCAATTGAAGACGTAGCCGCTGCTTTTGAGCCTGTTGTTCCTGAAGCTGTAACAGTTGGAGCGGCTATACCAACCCCTGATATTGTACCTACTCCGTTACCTGCAATAGAGCCTTCAGTTGTTCAGCCTGATTATTTCTCTGCTGATGCTGGACCCTTGGCTGATACTACCGTGGCTTTAGATGATGCTTTTGTGCAGGACATGAGCCAAGGTATCGAACCTGTTATTCCTCCAGAGAATCCTTTCCTTGCCGGTATGGAAGAAACCACAGCTACTGAGGGAGCTGGAGTAGCAGGTGCAGAGAATCCTACAGGTACGTACACTGGCGGTGCTAACTACCTAAGCGGAATGGAAGAGACTGCCGCTACTGAAGGGGCTGGCGTTGCTGGAGCAGATAATCCTACCGGAACTACAGTAACTGTACCAGAATCAACTCAAGAAGCAACTAAGAATTTAACACCTAAACAAATTTATCAGCTTTTAAAACTAGGTGGTGGTTTGTTCGGTGGTGCTGGTGCTTTAACGATGGCTGCTAAGGGACTCACAGGAGGCGCTGGAGCCTTAGGAGGTCTTATTGGGACTTCTATGCCATCAGTTCAGGCTCCTACGCCCTTTACAGGCACGTATAGCGGTATGAACCCATACGATGCTGCTTATTTCCAGCAAGTGCAACAGAATTACAACAGATTGTTTCCAACAACTCCAGCCAATGTTGCTGGTCCGTTGGAGTCCTGGTATCAGACTAAGTATGTACCGGATACAACAATCTCTAACAAATTGTTTGGAGTCTAAATGGCCATATACAGGGGACCTGGAGGCTCAGGAGATGCTACTGATGATGCAGCAAACGCAGCAGAACTGATTATTCAGAAGACTGACGAAGCGGCTGCTTATGCTGCTTCTGCGTCTACCTCAGCCACTAACGCTGCCGCTAGTGCTGCTTCTGCTGCTTCAAGTGCTTCTGGAGTAAGTTCTTCTGCGGCTGCTGCTGCTGCCTCGGCTGCTGCGGCCTTGTCCAGTGAGACTAACGCTGCCTCTAGTGCCTCTAGCGCATCATCTAGTGCCTCTAGTGCTAGCTCTAGTGCCAGCACAGCCACTACAAAGGCTTCAGAAGCGTCTGCTAGTGCCTCTAGTGCCAGCTCTAGTGCATCGTCAGCGTCCACCAGTGCATCTAATGCGTCTACGAGTGCATCTAGTGCATCCTCTAGTGCTTCTAGTGCAAGTTCTAGTGCATCTAGTGCTTCCACCAGTGCCGGTAATGCTGCAATCTCTGAGTCTAACGCAGCCGCTAGTGCTGCCAGTGCTGCTACTACGTTAAGTTCTTCGTTATTGAAGGCTAGTAATCTTTCAGATTTAACCAGTGCATCTACGGCTCGTACTAATCTAGGTCTAGGGACAGCAGCTACGACTGCTTCTACGGATTATGCTACGGCTGCTCAAGGCACTAAGGCAGATACAGCTTACGGTTGGGGTAATCATGCAAGTGCCGGTTATTTGACCTCTGCTACGGCTGCAAGCACCTATGCTCCTTTGACGGGTACAGGCACTAGCGGTACGTGGGGTATATCGATTACAGGGAATGCTGCTACGGTTACGAATGGTTTGTATTCTACCGGATCGTATTCTAATCCTACGTGGTTGACTTCCATTTCTGGTTCAATTGTTAGTGGAAACATCAGCGGTAATGCTGCCAATGTAACTGGAACAGTAGCTATCGCTAATGGTGGTTCTGGGCAGACTACGGCGCAAGCAGCCATGAATGCTTTTGCTGCTGCTACTACGTCTGGTTATTACTTGCGTGGTAACGGTACTAACGTTGTGATGGCAGCTATTCAGGCCGCTGATGTGCCTACGCTGAATCAGAACACCACAGGGACTGCTGGAGGCTTGTCAGGGACTCCTAACATCACGGTAGGAACTGTTAGCGGGACTACGATAACGGCTTCTACGCAGTTCAGTGGTCCTGGTACTGGATTAACTGGCACTGCCTCTAGTTTGTCTATTGGCGGTAATGCTGCAACGGTCACTAACGGACTTTATTCAACTGGATCTTATTCTGACCCAACGTGGTTAACTACTTTGGCAGGATCTAAGATCACTGGCACTATTAATGGCGGCACATATTAAAGGAAAACTATGGCTTCTACTATCGTAACTAAAAACTCCAGCACTGCTTCTGCGGTTCCTGTCTCTGGAGACTTGACTCAAGGTGAACTTGCAGTTAACGTAACTGACAAGCGTCTGTTCACTAAGAACAGCGGAGGCACTGTTGTTGAGTTGGGTACTAACCCTGCATCTCTGGCGTTGCCTAACGGCACAGCCAACGGAGTAGCGTACCTCAACGGCTCCAAGGTAGTCACCACTGGTTCTGCACTGGTCTTTGATGGGACTTATTTCAACGCAAACGGATTGCGTATTGGTGGCTCTGACGCAAGCAACACGATCTACAAAGGCTCTGGCGCCTTGGGGATTACTTGCGATGGCCCCAGTATCAACATTGGTGCAAATGCAGTTGGTGGTTACACAACATTTGGCATCGCATCCGCCGAACAAATGCGCCTAACCAGCACAGGGCTGGGTATTGGGACGAGTTCTCCACAAAGCAGATTGGAAGCTCGGCAGGATCAATCAGGCGCAATTACCCGTGTCATCGTCAACAACAACTTTGCAAATACCGGGGCTGGCGGATCATTTGATTACTACTTTGGCACAACACGCTTAGGTGGCTTAACTCATGCCTTTGCAACTAGTGCGTATCTTGGATTTGATGTTTGGAGTGGGTCTGCTGCTACTGAACGGATGCGCCTCGACTCCTCCGGTAATCTCGGATTGGGGGTTACGCCGAGTACGTGGAGCCAAGGAAAAGCGTTTGAAATTTCCGCTGTCGGTGAAGGTTTGTGGGGTAACGGCCTTGGCGATATTTGGATGATTAACGGCGCATACTTCAACAGTGGTTTTAAGTATTCTGGCTCAACCAAGGCAACAGCATATCGTCAAGGTGCAGGTACAACTGATGGGTCTCATTCTTGGCATGTTGCTGGTTCAGGCACAGCAGGCAACCCCATCACCTTCACCCAAGCAATGACGCTCGACTCCAGCGGTAACTTGCTGGTGGGGACTACGAGTCAGTTTTATAGCTCTAAGCTAAATGTGTATTCTTCGGGCGCTTCTTTCCCGGGTAGTTCTGGAATTGGTTTGGGTTATGGCACATCTTCTGGGCAATATCGCCAGATGTACATTAACAACGCAAACCAAAACATGTACTTTTGGAACGGTTCAAACGAGGCTTATTTGACAAGTGCTGGCGCTTGGACAAACGCTTCTGATGCTCGCTTAAAAAACAGCATTGTGGACATCAAGCATGGTCTTTCCTCTGTGATGAATACAAAACCAAGAAGTTACAAAATGAACGACTTGGAAGGCGATTACATTGGTTTTGTGGCACAAGAACTTCAGACTGTAATTCCAGAGGTTGTTTCTGGTGACCCAGAAAGACAACTTGGCGTTGATTACGGCTCTTTGGTTGCAGTTGCGTTCAAAGCCATTCAAGAACAACAAGCCATCATTGAACAACTCAAGGCTGACGTAGCCGCACTGAAAGGAAACTGAAATGACCGTAACATGGACTATTACTGATTTAAACCGCCGTACCTCTGACGGTTTCGTTACCACCGCTCACTGGACGGCAACGGCAGTGGATGGAGAGGTTTCTGCCTCTATTTATTCCACCGTTGGTTGGACAGAAGGGACTCCTACGGTTCCTTATGCTTCCCTGACCCCTGAGGCTGTTCTGGCCTGGGTGTGGGCCTCTGGCGTAGACAAAGCAGCCACTGAAGCTGCCTTGGCTGACAAGATCGCTGCTGAGAAGAATCCCACCGCAGCTACTGGACTTCCTTGGTAATTTGTGGTATGCTCTTGGTTTTAACCAGGAGTTTACTATGAATATTACCCTCAGTCTGGATATTAATGAAGTTCAAGGTATTTTGAAGGTTCTCGGAGATCTTCCCACCAGCTCAGGTGCTTATCCTCTGGCGATGAAGATCAAAGAACAAGCAGAAGCTCAAATACCTAAAGAAGAGCCAAAAGAGGAATAAATGGACGAAGTTAGCCACAAAGAGATCTACGATAGGCTTGTTCAAGTAGAACAAAAGGTAGACACCATTGATGCAAACACCAGGAACATGGTAGGTGCATTTAATGCTGCCTCCGGTGCTTTTACGGTGCTTGAGTGGCTGGCTAAGGCTGTTAAACCTATCCTGATCGTTGGAGCCTTCTTTGGGGCTATCTATGCAGCAATTTCTCACAAGGTGTCCCCATGAAAGAAGGCTTATTGAACGGTAAAGTGTGTCCTATAGCTACTCAGGATATTCAGGTTAATCTGAAGAACCGCAATAACGCCTTCAAGAAGTTTGGCTATGGTCCTCCTGATCCTTCGTTGCCTAACGAGGTGTTCTGGATGAAGAAAGCCAAAATGTATAACGCTCCCACCAAGGACGTTAAACAGATGAGGTGTGGTAACTGTTCTGCATTTATTCAAACCCCTGCAATGCTGGAGTGTATCAAGTCCGGTATTGAAGGTAATATGGAGAACGAGAAAGAACTTGCTTATGAAGATCAATTCATGCAAGCAGCTAATCTCGGATTCTGTGAATTGTTTCATTTTCTCTGTGCTGGTTCCCGCACCTGTGATGCGTGGAAATCAGGCGGTCCTATCACGAAGGAATAATCATGGCTACTAAAATGTCTAAAGGTCAGAAAAAGGTCGGTAAAGTTATGCACGAGTACAAAGAAGGCACTCTACATAGCGGCAAAGGTGGTCCTGTGGTTAAGTCTCGTAAGCAGGCCGTTGCAATCGCCCTCAGCAAAGCTGGAATGGCTAAAAAAGGTAAGAAGAAGAAATGAGAGAAGTCAGCGTAGGCTTAAACCTTACAGCAGCTACTGAGACAACTATTTATACTGTCCCAGTAGGCTACTATGCTAAGTGGAATCTTACGCATATAACTAACGGTTCTTCCTCTTCTAAGCACATCACGGTTGTCTGGAGAGATGTTAGCGCAAGTACAGACATTTATTTGTTGAATACTTACACGATCAGCACCAAGGATTTCAAACAGATTGATGGTAATGCTTATTTTGTGCTAGAAGAAGGAGATACTGTTAAAGCCACCAGTGAGGCTGGTAGCACAATAAGTATTGTCTGCACATTTGAGCAGATTAAGAAAGAAGGAATCTAAATGTCCACCTACCTTGATATGGTCAATAATGTACTGACCAGACTCCGTGAGCCTACGGTGTCTTCTGTGCAGGATAACTCTTATTCCAAGCTGATTGGTGTTTATGTTAATGATGCCAAGCGAGAGGTTGAAGATGCCTACGATTGGAATGCTTTGACCACGACGCTTACGGCTACCACCACTGACAGTCTATTTAACTATATTTTGACTGGTTCTGGTACACGCTTTCGTGTCATTGACGTTCTTAATGATACCAACGATTTTCAGATGAAGTATGCTGCCACCGTATGGATGGATAGACAGTTTTTGTTAGTTGATAGCGGTAAGGGTGCTCCCGCATATTATAACTTCAACGGTGTTGACTCTAACGGAGACACCCAGGTTGATGTTTATCCTGTCCCTGATGGTGTATACACTCTGCGGTTTAACTTAGTTGTACCTCAAGTGGATTTATCCGCTGATGATGATCGTATTTTAGTTGCTCCTCACTTGGTGAATATGCTGGCTTATGCGAAGGCTATTGCTGAGCGTGGTGAGGACTCAGGTATTCTGTCTTCTGAGGCTTACCAACTGTATCGTCTGTCCTTGGCTGATGCTGTGGCTATCGAGCGTAATCGTTACCTTGAAGAAGTGGTCTGGGTGAATCCGTAATGTCTGAACAACTACTTACCTCCAGTATTGCTGCCCCTGGCTTCATGGGGGTAAACACTCAGGATTCCTCTGTGGCATTGGAGTCTGGTTACGCTACTGTTGCTTCTAACTGTATCATCGATAAGTTTGGACGTATTGGGGCACGTAAGGGATGGCTTCCTAAGCACTCCTCTAACGCTGACTTAAGCACCGCTAATGTTAAGGCAATTGGTGAATTGATTACTGCAGATGGAACCTCGTATATCGTTGCTGCTGGGAATAATAAATTATTTAAATTAAGTGGTTCCACTCTGTCTTTGCTGACCTATGGCGGGGGCGGCAGTGCTCCAACGATTACCAATGACCGTTGGCAGATGGCTCCGCTGAACGGAATCTTGTATTTGTATCAAGAAGGACATGATCCTTTAATCTTCGATCCTGCGGTGTCTACAACCACGTTTAGGCGTGTTTCTGAGAAGACTGGATACCTGGGTACGGTTCAGAGTTCTAATTGCGTTGTAAGCGCGTATGGACGCACCTGGAGTGCTTCTACGAGCACAGATAAGAACACCATTCAATTCTCTGATCTTTTGTCTGGTTATGTACTCAATACAGGCTCTTCTGGGTCACTTAATGTGGCTCAGGTATGGCCTGCCGGTGCTGATGAAATCCAAGGATTGGCTGCTCACAACAATTATTTGTATATCTTTGGTCGTAGACAGATTCTGATCTATCAGGGCGCTAATGACCCTACTAATATGTCTTTGGCTGATACTGTGAGCGGTATTGGCTGCTGTGCTCGTGATTCCATAAAAGTTACTGGAGATGATATTATCTTCTTGAGCGATACTGGTGTTATGTCCATGAAGCGAGTGGTGCAGGAAAGATCTGCTCCTTTGCGGGATATTAGTGCTAATGTCCGTGATGATTTGGTAGCTGCTGTTAATATTGAAACATTGGCAGACATCAAAGCTGGTTATTCTACTAACAATGCCTTCTATATCCTGACATTGCCTGTGTCTGGAATCACTTATTGCTTTGACCTCAGAAGCACTCTCCCTAACGGAGCTGCTAGAGCCACTACTTGGACTCTTGTGCCTAGAGCATTGTTCTCTAACCGAGCAAAAGAGTTCTTAATGGGTTTTGCTGGATATATTGGATATTACACAGGTCACTTGGACAATACCAGCACCTATCGGATGAGTTATTACACCAACTACTTCGATCTAGGTTCTCCCACAGCAATTAAGATCCTTAAGAAGATCAGTTTCACCATCATTGGCGGTAATGGCGCTGATGTGGTACTTAAATACGGGTTTGATTATAGTTCTAACTATAACTCTCAGTTCCTTCAGTTAGGAGATGTTAATCCTGCTGAATATGGTATCGCTGAATATAACATCGGTGAGTATACTGCTGGTGTTGTGTTTGATAATCAAAAGGTTCAAGTTGGTGGGGCTGGTAATATCATTCAATTAGGTATTGAAACAATCATCAGTGATTTTGAGCTTTCAATTCAAAAACTAGACGTATTCTGTAAAGCAGGAAGGACTCGGTAATGAGTGTTGTTGAAGATATTGTCAGCAAGTGTATGGCAACTAAACAGTGCAATAGATGTTTTCAAAGTCTTCCTCTTTTTGATTTTTCAAAAAACAAGTCTTCTAGTGACGGCCTTCAATACCGTTGCAAACCTTGTGATAAACAATATCAGCAAAAACGTAGATCAGACAACAAAGACTATTTTTTAGATTATCAGAGAAAATATCAAGCAAACCGACGAAAAGATTTTGAATACAGACTACAAATGCTGTTGAATGCTTCTAAACAAAGAGCAGCCCTAAAAAAGAGGGAGCATACAATAACATTAGATGATGTTAAAGCTCTTTATCCAGTAGACGGTAAATGTCCTGTATTCGGTTTTGATTTAGAGTTTAATAGTCAAGGATTCAGGGAAACAAGTCCTAGCATTGATAGGATCGATTCTACTAAGGGCTATACAAGAGATAATATTCAAATTATTTCTTGGAAAGCAAACAGACTGAAAGCATATGCTACTGTGGAAGATTTAGAGCTTCTTGTAGCCTTCTTAAAACAAGGAGAATAATCTTGTCGAATTATGTAAAGAGCACTAATTTTGCTACCAAGGATAGCCTAGCATCAGGCAATCCTTCGAAGCTGGTTAAAGGAACAGAACTCAATACAGAGTTCGATAATATTGCTTCAGCAATCACCTCTAAAGCAGACGCAGCTAACGCTGCTTTGACGGGTACTGCTACAGCGGTTAACTTAACGGTATCTGGCACGTTCACTGCCACCGTAGACGGAGGGACTTACTAATGGCACTCACACCAGAAGAACAAAAGGCAGTCAGCGGTCTGCTTAGTGGGGGCGTTGGTGCTCTCGGTACGCTAGGAGCTGCTCAGTATGGAGCTAATCAGCAGAATCAATTAGCTCAGAACCTATTGGCTACAGGTCAGCAGGCGGCTCAAGCTGCTCAGTTCCGTCCTGTTGGTGTTACCTCCCGGTTTGGCACTAGTGGCTTCACCTATGATGACCAAGGTAGGCTCACTGGTGCAGGTTATCAGGTGGCTCCTGATGTTGCTGCTATGCGTGAGCGTTTGCTCGGTCAGGCAGGTACTAACCTAGAACAAGCCACTCAAGCTGCTGGTCAGATCGCTCCTGTGGGCGCTGCTGCTCAGAGTTTGTTTAATCTTGGTCAGGGATACCTTGCAGAGTCTCCGCAAGCGGCTGCTCAGCGAGTGATGCAACAGCAACAGTCTTTGTTGCAACCTGGGCGTGAGCAACAGTTGGCTCAATTGACCAACCAACAGTTCCAGCGGGGTCGCCTTGGTCTGGGCGTTGGTGGAACCTCTGGTGCTGGCGGTAGCGTGGCTATGGGTGCTTCTAACCCGCAGCTCCAGGCTTACTACAATGCCTTGGCTCAGCAGGATGCTCAGTTGGCTGCTAACGCAATGCAACAAGGTCAACAACAGACTACCTTCGGTGCTGGCTTGTTCAATACTGGTGCTAATCTGCTTGGTCAGGTTCCTGCCTATCAAGTGGCTGCTCTGGCTCCGTACACTCAGTACCTCACTGGTGCTAGCACTGCTGAAGCCTTGGGTCAGAATCCGTTGGATGTGTCTACTAAGATTGGAGCACAGCAGTCTACCTCTGGTGCTAACGTGGCAAACATCTTGAATACTGCTGCTGCAAGGGCGTATACTCCTGCTCAGCAAGCTGCTCAGATGAAGCAACAAGCTCTCACTGGCGGTATCGCTGGATTGACTGATCCTGTGGCTAAGTTGATTGCTTCTTTCAGCGGGTTTGGAATGCCTACAGGATTGAGCCAGACGGTTATGACTCCTGAGGAAGCAGCGCAACAACAGCAATCGTTCTTTGATATGTTTGGACAATACGCTCAGCCTAACTTCAATTATGAAGATGCAAGCAACATTGATTGGGGGATTTAATAATGGCTACAGCAGATCTTTCTGGACTCTTTGGTGGCGTATTAACGCCTGAAGAGCAACAACGACAACAGATTGAGACTCGTGCAGCTCAGTTTGCTAATCTTGCTCCTTCTCAGCAACTGGCTTTCATGGGCTACAAAGCCGGTGCAGGTCTTGGTCAAGGGCTGGCACAGGCCGCAGGTGTGGACATTCAAGACCCCTCAATCAAACGTGCCACAATGCTTCGTCAGTTGGCTCAAGGTATTGATGTAACTTCTGCTGAAGGATTGCAACAATATGCCACTCGTCTTCAACAAGCTGGTTTTAATGCCGAAGCCGCTCAACTAGGTCAGCAAATTCTTGCGGCACGTAAAACGCAGTCTGAGATTACTCGCAATGAGCGTGCGCGTAGGGCTGAAGAGCCGCTTCAGCAGCTTATTCGTAGTGGTAAATACACTACTCCCAGTATTGAAAAATACGATCAAACAGGAAAGATTTCTGATCTTGAATTGGTCGATCCTCAGGACAAGACTGCTCTTCAAGAAACTGAAGAAGGTGTATTCCTGGTTAATAAAAAGACAGGAGAAAAGATTTCTCGTGTCGGTTCTCCTGTTAAACGAGGAACTCAAGTTAGCGTAGGTCTGTCAACTGTGGATAAAGAAAGCAATCTTCGTAAAGACTTTACGTCAGAGACAAAAGATATTACACAAGCGGTTACGACTGCTGGGCGTATTGAAAAACTGCTAAATATGGGTTCTTTGGGTGAGACTATTGCTCAGAAACAGTTTGCTAAGCTTGCCGGTGATAATAATATCTCCAATAGAGATGTCGAAGCACTGGCTAACTTTGGCGACCTCGGGCAGCGTTTGGCAGGCACTCTTAGCAGATTCTTTGAAGGTACTTACTCTGAATCTCAGCGTCAAGAAGCCCTAAAACTGGTTAAAGAACTTAGAACTTCTGGCCTCAACCAATATTCTCAAAAGCAATCTCAGTATCGTGAAAGAGCTAAAGCAGAGAATCTTCCTGGTGCAACTGTTGAATTTATTGCGCCTAATCTTCCCTCTGATGTCCGTCCCGCAGCGTCTCTTCCGCCTGAAGGCACTAAACTTAGGAACAAGAAAACTGGTAAAATTGAGGTTGTGCGAGGCGGTAAACTCGTTCCTTTTTCGGAGTAATTAATGGCTGAACAATACAATCCAGACGATTATGAGGTCGTAGATGAAACTACGCCCATGTCTAACGCCGAGATCCTTCGACAGCGTGCTCTGAGGGGTCTTACAGCCCCTTTAAGTGCTGCTGCCGGGCCTGGTATGGGGTTTGCTCAAGCAGCTACTGGATTTGCTCCTTTGGCTATGGGTACTCCTGCGGCTGCTCCTACAGCTACTGAAATAACTGAAGCTGCCAACAAAGCCCGTCAAGCGGTTGGAATGACCACTGGTCCTCTTCCACAACGTGGGTTGCTTATGGGTCTTACAGGGGCGGCTTTAGAAGAAGGATTGAATCCTTATAATTATTTAATTCCTGGCGGAAGTAAGTTAGCTACTGTGGCTACTCCTGCTGCCACGGCAGTGTCTGCTGAACTGGGCGGAGAAGTTGGTAAGAATATTACTGGCGGCGAAGGCGGACGAACTGTAGGTTCTTTGGTTGGTGGGTTGATTAACCCCGCTGTTCTGGCAGAAGCTGGCCTGAATCAGATCACTGCCGCTCGTTCTTTGAACCCTGACAAGATTAATACCCTTGTTAAAGAGTTTGGTGACCAGAAGGCAGCTTTAATGATTGCCTCTGCTTATACCGCTGATCCTCAGCTTAAACAGAAGCTCTTACGAGCTGCTGAGCTGCAAGCAACGACAGGTATCAATATTCCCTTGCTGTCGGCTGCTGATAATAATGTTTTGACTCAGACTGCACGTAGCTTGTCTGCCCGTGATCTTGGTTTTCAAGCTAAATACGCTCAATTAGAGCAAGAAGCGGCTGCTCAGTTGGCTGCTCGTCAGGCTAAAGTGTTTGGATCTGTGTCTGAGGCTAAGATGGCTAATGCGCTTGGAGCACCTACCAAGGTAGCGCCTAAGCTGGAGCAGCGGATTAAAACGATTCAAGAAGAACTTGCCGATGCAGCAGTGGCATTTGAACGGTCTGAGTTCCAAGACTTGGGTAATAAACTACGTAACGTGGTCACAGCCAAAGAAACCCAGGTTCGTAAAGAGCTTGGTAAGAAATATGAAGCTGTTATTAACAACGCTGAAAGTAACGGTTACAAGGTTTCTTCTGAGGAAACTGGAGGTCTATACGACTTCGTTAAAGCCCAAGAGAATGCGGATATTTTCAAGACCTTCCCTAAGTTGAACGGTAAGATTAAATCAGTGTTCCAGCCTCAGGAAACAGGTCCAGGATCGCTTATTAACCCTGACACTGGTCGTCCCTTCTTTGAGGGCGGTAGAGACTTCCCCGAGGCTTCTATGCGTGACCTGGACAGCCTTAAACGAGCTGTCAATGAGTCGATCCGTAACGCTGGCGATACTCAGCTGCCTGTCCTGCTTGAATTGAAGTCTAAGATCAACGGTATTATTGATAATATGCCTGGAAACCTTGGTGATGCTTATCGAGCTGTTGACCAAGAGTTCTATTCTCGTGTTGGTGTTCCTTTTGGAGCCAAGACGATTCAGGATGTTAAATATAAGGATTTTGTTGAGCAGACCATTCCTGCTATCACCAAGAACCGTACTGCCTTGACTGATTACCTGTCAGTTACAGGAAAAGAACAAGGACTTGATTTGGTCCGTGATGCTTTCTTTGCCGATGCTACTCGTTATGGGGTAGTTAAGGACGGTGTTCTTGATCCCAAGAAGCTGAACCGTTATATTGAATTACATAAAGACACTTTGAGTGCTGTTCCGTCCATTCGTGATGAGCTTAAGAGTATTACTGGCGATGGTCTTGAATTGACTTCAACCATTGACAAGTTGAATAAACTTAAACTGGTTCAGGATACCCAAGACAGTGCTAAGATCTTTGCTCGATTCAGCAGCGGTGGTCTTGATGGTGTTGCTTCTCAGTTCTTGACGAGTCCTGACTTCCGTAAAACCTTTTTGTCTCCTGGTGGAGCAGGCCGTAACCAGCCAGCCATTAATGCTCTCCGTGCCAAGTTGACACAAAGTGTTATGGATTCATCCAATCCCTTGGAGTATTTGACTCAGAACAAAGAAGCCTACGATCAACTGTTTGGTAAGAGCTATGGTAAGGCTCTAGGTGACTTGGCTGAAGTGGCTAATAGTCTCCAGACCAAGTTGTTTATCAACACTCCTTTGAAGACCATTCAGCGTACTGGACTTGAGGAGGCCACTGGTGTGTCCCCTGCTGGTTTGGTATCTGTGATCCGAGATCGTGTGGCAGGAACCACCTATAAGGCTATCAACCTTCTGAGCCGATTCTACGTGAATCAGGTGGACAACACCACCAAAGAGGAACTAGGACGCTTCCTGACCGATCCTGAAGCTGTTCGTAACGTGGCTGCTTCCCTCAAGAAGTTGGACAGTTTGGACCTTAGCGGAACCAGTGCTCGTGCCAATAAACTAGCCAAAGACCTTATGGGCGGTGTTGCTCATACTTTGGTGCGTAGAGGCGTGGTTGTTGGCGGTGCTGTGGCTGAACAGCAGCCTACTGAACCTGCTCAACCGGCTGAATACAATCCAGACGAGTACGAAGTGGTTCAATGATCGACCCTGTAAGTGCTTTTGCGCTGGCTCAAGGAGCTATCAAAGGTGTAAGGGCACTTACGGCTCTCTATAAAGAGGCCAAACAAGCCGGTAAAGAAGTTGCTGACATAGCCTCAGAAGTCTCTGGTCATGTCGGTAAGTTCATGGAAGGCACTGAGAAGCTCCAGAAGGCTGAGATTGAGGCTAAGTTAGCTCCTCCAGACCCTGCCAAGAGCATCCAAGCGCAGGCTTTTGAGAACATCATGCGTAGGCATGAGTTACAGAAGATGGAGACTGAACTCAGGGAGATGCTTATCTATGAACTGGATATGCCTGGGGTCTGGAAAGAGTTCACTGCTGAGAGGCATAGGCTTACACTTGAACTTGAAGACAGGATGGCTCAAGAGCTAAAAGAGAGACGAATAAAAGAGGCTAGACGATCCAAGAAACTAGAGAAGATTAAGATTAAAGCAGCTATATCCATAGCTGTTTTTCTTTGGTTCTTTGTTTTCTCTGTCCTAATGTATGGTCTTTATCTGGATGCACAGGAGCGTAGGCTACTAGATAAGTTTGATCGTAAACAGTTTGAATATCTATGGATCAATGACCCTGATTATGTTGAATGCTGGAAGGTCTTCCAAGCCACGACTATGCTCCCAAGTTTCTGTAGAAAGGACTAATTATGTTAACTTTATTGTCTACCCTTATCAGCTTCCTCATGGGTGGTCTACCTAAGCTCTTGGACTTCTTCCAGGACAGGTCCGACAAGAAACACGAGCTTCAGCTTGCACAGATGCAGACTGAGCGTGAGCTTGCCATGCTTGAGAAGGGCTACGCTGCACAGGCTAAGGTGGAAGAGATCCGCCTAGACGAGATTAAGACCTCCAGCAGTGCTGAGACTACCCAGGCCATCATTGGTGCTCAACAGGCTGAGATGCAGGCTCTGTATGCTCATGATATGAGCCTGAATGAAGGTACGTCTCAGTGGGTTAAGAACCTCCGTGCTCTGGTGCGTCCCCTGATTACCTATGGCTTCTTTGGCTTGTTGGTGATGATCGACGGTCTTCTGTTCTGGCACGGCTTCCAGCAGAATGTAGATTTCACTACATTGGCAGATCAGTTGTGGGATAATGAGACTCAGGCGCTGTTTGCTTCCATTATTGCTTTCCACTTTGGTGGTCGGGCCTTTGGAAAATGATAAGCGACAAAGCCATCAAAATGGTGATGCATCATGAGGGTGTCCGATTTGTCCCATATCGTTGCCCTGCTCTGCTCTGGACTGTTGGTGTTGGTCATGTCATTGATCCGAATCATATCAAAGTACCTTTAGAACAACGTAAACAACTTGCTATCCCTGACGGCTGGGATAGGAAGCTTACGATGGAGGAAGTAAATGCGATTCTTCAGAAAGATCTTGAGTCTTTTGTCAGAGGTGTTCTACGTCTGTGTCCTAACACTGCTGCTAATCAAGGCCACCTCGACGCTCTCACTAGCTTTAGCTTCAACGTAGGACTAGGGAACCTCCAGAAGTCTACCATACGGATGAAATACAACCGTGGGGACTTTGAAGGAGCTGCTGAAGGCTTCTTAGACTGGACTAAGGCAGGCGGTAAGGTACTACCTGGACTTGTCAAACGAAGGAACGATGAAAGAGCACTTTTCTTAGGTGCATAAAAGAGGCCCCGTGAGGGGCCTTTTTAGTTACCAGAAGAAGGTTATTTGAACGAATCCAAGTAATATCACTATACCTGTCTTTTCATATATTTCTTCTTCGTCAACCTCAACGTACAAGGTGTCCGCATGAGCGATACCGAATACGAGTCCGTGGATGAAGTCAATACTGCAATTCATCAGAATGCAATCTCACAAGCGCCAGCGGTGCAGGATAGCATCTGAGCGCCTTCCACGTTATCAGTTCCCTCGATGAATGCATCCCAGTTAATGTCTTCGGGCATTGATAGAGCCATCTGGAGGTACTCACCAGCAGTGATCTCCTCGTAGGGAGCCTGACGATACGTACCACCATCGTAGGGCAGGTAAGACACACCAGTGACCTCATCGAAGTGATCCCAGGTCCAAGCACCGACTTTAGGCCACTCATTTTCGTTCACAGAGATGGTCACAGAAGGCTTATGCTCACACCAGTGTCGCTGGAATACCAGCCAGAGGTCTAGGTGCTCTACAGCACTCAAATCCTCTCGTAGCACCGCCCCTTCACCCACCTTTTGAGGAAAGCTAAAAACAGTGGTTGAATCAGGTTTCATCACACACGGCTCAGACGGAAACCCTTGAGACTTAAGGAAGTTGGTCAGAGGGTCTTTGTTGTCAGAACGCACACGGCGAATGTAATACTG